AGACGATGCGCCGCGGTGTGGCAGGCATGCAGGGCCGCTCGATCGAGCTCACGAACCCGTGGGACCCGATGGAGAACTCCGCCGCCCAGCAGGCCTTCGACTCGTTGCGGCCCGACATCTTCCGCTACTACCGCAAGCCGCCGGCGAACCTGTCGTACGCCAACAAGCGGGATCGGCACAAGATCCACGTCTACGTCTACGCAGACAGCCCGTGGGTAGATCCCAAGGGCATCGACGCGGACGCCGCCGAGCTCGTCGAGACCGACCCGACGCAGGCTGAGCGGTTCTTCGGTAACCGCCTCGTGCAGGGCTTGGGCGCCTACCTCACGGAAGCGCTGTACGAGTCGGCCGAGAAGCATATCGACGTCCCCGACGGAACCCCGGTATCTGGCGGGTTCGACGGCTCGAGGTCGGGTGACTGGTCAGTGCTCCGGCTGGAAACGCTCGACGGGCACCGGTTCACCCCGACGTACGGCCCCGACAAGCGGCCGGCGGTGTGGCGGCCGGATGAGTGGCCGGAGGGACGTATCCCACGGGGCGAGGTCAACGCGTGTGTCGATGAGGTGTTCCGCCGCTACGACGTGGGCCTCATCTACTTCGACCCGCGGCACTTCGAGACGCAGGTGGACGCCTACGCGTCGGAGTTCGGGGAAGACCGGGCGGTGCAGTGGCCGACGAACTCGATCACCCGCATGTTCCCGGCGCTCGTTCGGTACCGCGAGGACCTGGCCGAGAAGCTCACCACCCACGAACCGGATCCCGTGTTCCGGGCCAACGCCCTGGCGGCCCGGAAGGTCGCGAAGCCGGGCGACAAATTCATCCTCGGGAAGCCTTCCGAGAACCAGAAGATCGACGTCCTGATGGCCGACGTGCTCGCGCACGAAGCGGCCTGCGATGCACGCGCTACCGGATGGGCCCCGACCGGGGAGTCTGCAATGTACGTCTACTGAAGGGTGGTGACCGATGACGCTGGTGCCGTTCACTCCACGAGCCACCGATCCGGACCAGGCCACTCTCACCATTCTCGGCAACCTTGAGGGTGTTCGCGCGAACTGGATCATGGGCGATCTCGGCCTCCTGGTCTGCGAGCAGTACTACACCGGGACCCAACCCCTGCAGTACATGTCGAAGGACCTGGAGAAGGACCTTGGCGAGACCGTCACGCAGCTGGTCATCAACTGGCCGCAGATGGTCGCCGACGCGTACGCCGAGCGGCACGTGTGCACCGGCTTCCGCTATCCGTCCACGGACGCCGGCGCGGCTGTCAGCGGCGACGAGCTGTGGCAGTGGTGGCAGGCGAACAACATGGACGAGCAGGCCAACATGGCCCAGGTCGACGCGATCTCGCTGTCGAAGGCGGCGCTGCTCGTCGGCCCTGCCGTCGGGAGCGGTGCTCCCGTGATTACGGCGGAGTCGGCGTTCGACGTTGCATGGATCCGCGACCCCCGGTCCGGAATGGTGATTCGGGGCCTCAAGGCGTGGTCCGAGATGCTTGATGACCGGACGACCATTCAGTGGCGGAACATCTACCTTCCCGGCCGACGGATCACCCTGCGCACGGCGCCCGGGGGTGGCGGTTGGTATGTCGACCAAGACGTGAAGTCGACCGAGTTCGTGCCACTGGTGCCGCTGGTGAACCGTCCCCGGTTGAAGCAGCGCGAAGGCCGGACCGAGTTCGCGCCGATCATTCCTGTCGCGAACGCTGCCAACAAGATGGCCACCGACATGATGGTGTCCGGCGAGTTCCACGCCATGCCCCGCCGGTGGGTGTTCGGCCTCAAGGCGACTGACTTCAAGAACCCTGACGGCACCACCAAGAACGCATGGTCGGTCATCAAGGGCCGCCTGTGGGCGACAGAGAAGAAGCCGTCCGAGGTATCCGTTGGCCAGTTCACCGAGTCTTCGCTGACGAACTTCCACGACACCATCAAGCTCCTCGCGCGCCTCACGGCGCAGCTGTCCGGGATGCCGTCGGACTACATGAGCTTCGACTCGGTCAACCCGCCCAGTGCCGATGCGCTGCGGGCATCTGAGCGGCGCATGGTCAAGAAGTGTGAGGACCAGCAGGTGTCGTTCGGCGGCTCGTACGAGACGGCCCTGCGGCACGCGATCAGGTTCGCGACCGGCAAGTACGACAACGCCGCGATGATGCTCGAAACCAGCTGGCGCGACCCGGGCACCCCGACCACCGCACAGGTGACGGATGCGGCTGTGAAGAAGGTCACCACGAAGGGCGCCGACGGCCGGCCGCTCGTCCCGACCGAGCAGGGCCGCATCGACCTTGGCTACACCCCGCAGGAGCGCGACGACATGGTGCAGATGGAAGCCCGCGCGCTGAACCTCGACCCCGACGAGGTGGCGCTCATGGCGCTCCTCGACGGCGCCAAGTAACACCCCCACAAGACCTCCCCGGCGAGCGAATCGTCCGGGGTCATCCAAGCGATTTGGAGAAGACCATGTCCCTGCCCACCACTGAGCCCATCACCCCCATCCCGACGCCGCCCCCGGCCGCCGCACCGGTGCCACAAGCGCCGGCCAAGCCCGAAGCGGTACAGACCCCGGACCCTAAGCCGGAAGACGCCCTGCGCGCCCCCGGGTTGAAGGCCCTGGAGACCGAGCGGGAACGTGCCAAGAAGGCTGAATCCCAGCTGGCGGCGCTCGAGCCCTACAAGAAGGTGCTCGAAGGCCTGCAGAGGATGCTCACCCCCGAAGGGGAGACCGAGCAGCCGAAGCCGGAAGACCTGATCAAGAAGATCAACGATCGTCTCGACCAGGCGGACCGCAAGGCCGCGGTGAACGAGCTCGCCCGTACCCACGGGATCACCAGCAATGACGACATTGCGCTGCTCGATGCAGTCGTTGATCCCCAGCAGCGCGAGGCGCTCGCACTCAGGCTCAAGGGCGTTGCGGCGGCCATCCCGCCCGACCCCGGACAGGGCAACCACCCCGGCACTCAGACCCCTGAGGACGCCGAATACGAAACGTACTTCCCGACCAAATAGAAAGTGAGGGTACGGCCATGGCCGACTACCTCCCCATCTTCAAGCCTGGTCAGGCATTCACTCTCAAGGCCTCCGCCACCATCACCGGTGGCCAGATCGTTGAGATGACTGGCTCAGGCACCGTTGGACCGGCTGGCGCCGCGTCCACCAAGGTCGTTGGTGTCGCTGGCTTCGACGCCGCGATCAACGACAACGTCACCATCTACGCCGGCGGAGTGCAGCACTGCACCGCTTCCGGTGGCATCACTGCCGGTGACGTCGTCCAGGCCGCAGCTGCAGGAGCCATCGCAACCGGCTCCACCGCACCGCTCGGCGTCGCCCTCACGACCGTGCTCACCGGCGCGGACGTCCGAGTTCTCTTCAACCGCTGAGAGGAAGTGACCTGACATGAGCTCTTACCCTCCGGGTACCGTCACCGTTTCGGGGACCAACCTCACGGCGTCGTACTTCCTCTCCAAGCCCGACTTCGTGGCCCGTCGGCTGCGCCAGCTGGCCGATCTGCGTTACGTCGGCAGCAACCTGCTGCGCGGCCGTGCGCAGACCACCGGTGGAGCAGTTGGCTACGAGGTGGCCGGTGAGTCCATCTTCGCCGACAACGCTCCCGAGGTCGTCGCTCCTGGCGGCGAGTACACCCTCACCACGACCGGCGCCGGCACCCCTGCCGTCGCGAAGGTCTCCAAGTTCGGCAAGGATTCCCTCGTCACCGATGAGGACATCAAGCGCCGCAACATGGACCCGGTCAACCGTGGCCTGAACAAGCTGGCGAACTCCAGCGGCCTGATCGTCGATCAGGCTGTCGGCTCGGCCATCTCGTCCGCAGTCACCACAACCGCTGCCGCGGCAGCCAAGTGGAACCTGACGGCAACCGACACCCTGCTCCTGGACGTCATGCTCGCGCAGGCCGCGATCACCGGCCAGAACCTCGGATACGTGCCCGACACCCTTCTGGTGTCCGACATCATCTGGGCCTGGATGACGGCCAACAAGGGACTGGCTGCCCTGCTGGGTCGCGAGAACATGAACAACCCGGTCTACACCGGGCGGTTCGCCAACCTCGCCGGACTCGACATCGTCCACGTCCCGGTCGCGAACATGCCCGGCGCCGACGGCACCGCCGCATGGGTCCTCGACACCACCAACCTCGGCTTCATCGCCAAGGAGGACCTGGGCGGCGGCTACCTGCCGGCCGGTGATCTGGTGGAGTCCAAGACCATCCGTGACGAGAGCAACGATGCCTGGCGTCTGCGCGCCCGGGTCAACTTCGCTGCGGCCGTCACCGACCCGCTCGCCGGCTACAAGATCAACACGGTCGCCTGATGCCCAGGCGGGCCGTGAGCAAGCCGGTCGAGGACCCGACGCCGGACGAGGTGCAGCCTCAGCCGGTCGTGGAACCTGCCCCGGTGCCGGACCCGACGGCCATCGTGCCCGAGGCCGCACCGGTCGAGGAACCGAAGGCCGACGAGCCCGAACGGCTCACGGTCCTGTCCGTGTTCGCCCACGCAACGCTCAAGACCGGTGAGGTCAAGATGCTGAGCAAGGGCGACGTGGTCGAAGCAGACAAGTACGACGAGAAGTCGCTGGCCCACCTCGTGGGCATCGGCTTCATCGGCTGAACAACGAACGGAGGGGGTGCGGCCATGGCAACTGTCACATGGGGCGATGTCCAGGCAACGCTGGGCCGCACCCTCACCAATGCGCAGCAGCAGCAGGCTGTGGCGTGGATCGCTCAGGCGCGGACGATCATTAGCGCCCGGGCCGTTCGTGAAGCGACAACACTCGACGGCCTCGACCAAGACATCCTGGCCATGGTCGTCACTGAGGCTGTCGCAACCCGCATGAAGCGGCCGGACGACGCGACCGAAGTGCAGGTACAGGTCGACGACGCCCAGACCACCAAGCGCTACGAGTCATCCACCGGGCAGATCGAGATCCTCGACATCTGGTGGAACCTCCTGTTCCCCGGCGAGATCCAAGCCGCGTTCAGCATCGGCTTCGAGGCCTGATGCTCGGCGACGACATCGCGCAGGCGCTCCCCGAGCTCCGCGCGCAGGCCGAGTCGATGATGATCGACACCGTTGAGATCATCCGCCCCGGCGGCACCGCGACCGACCCCACGACCGGCGCCGTGACGACAACGGGCCCGATCATGTACGGACCAACCATCTCCCCGTTCTACGGGAAGGCACGCTGGAAGGCGCCCCGCACCGTGGCATCCACCGACGAGGTCGGAACTGCCCAGATCACGTCCACCGCTGGCGAACTGCACCTGCCGGTCGGCATCTACCAGCCCCAGCCGGGCGACGTCGCCACGTGCGCCGACTGCCCGCTCAACCCCGGCCAAGTGGGCGCGAAGGCCCGCCTCGGCTCCCGCTTCGGCGGAACGCACGTCACCCAGTATCGGGTCCCGTTCGAGGAGGTCTGATGATCATCATCGACACCTCTCCTCTCAGCCGCGTTGCCGTCGATCTAGGCAGGATCGGCGCCAAGGGTGTTGATGCGATCGAGCCGGTGATGAAGCGGGCTGCGCAGAACATCAAGACCAACATGCAGCAGGCATTCAGTGGGTCGGCCCACTTCAAGCGCATCGCCGCGTCGGTGTCGTACGACCGCACTGGCTTCCTGTCGCGCACGCTCGGCTACGAGATCGGCCCGGAGGTTGGCCGCGGCGCCGGCTCCCTGGCTGGCATCGCAGTTGACGGTGGCGCGAACGGTGGCGGCGGGAGTGTCGACGTCCAGCCTGCTCTGGACACGGAGATCCCGAACTTGGAGAAGTACATCGGCGAGGCACTTGGACGGCTCCTGTGAGCGTCCTCGCCCTGCACGCGGCCATCCGCGCCCTCATGCCGACTGGGATCACCCTCTACGTGGGGCAGGCTCCGGCCACAGCAGTCGCCCCGTGGATCGTGACCGGCTTCGACGCGCCGGACATCACCACCTCCGAGGCCGCGCAGGGCATCTCCAAGACCGGCACCCTGATCGCAACCATCGCCACCGAGACCGAGGACGCCACCAACTTCTGGACCGAGAAGGCAGACGACGCCCTGTTCGGTGTTGCGCCCGTGCTGGCCGGATGGTCGGTGGGTGCACTCATCCCTGGCGATCGCACAGGCCCCTACCCGGCAGGCATGACCGCCACTGACACCAACCTCCGCTTTCAGGTGACCCGGCTCGGCTACCGGTTCACCTACAGCCGCACCGCCTAGGAGACGCCGTG